TCACCCTCACGTTCTCAGTTATCTTTATTTCGTACACGTAGCGCGGCTCACGTTCTTCAACGCGGGTAATTTCGACACAATTGCAGTACAGCTCAAGGTCGCTGCCCACTTCGGTCATCAGGCGCGCAAGAATTGCTGCGGCCTCTTTGATGTTTTCCTTTTGCTCTCGCGTCATTTCACACTCGCAATCGCGTCAGCGATGTATTGCTGGTAATTCGCTACCGAAACTCTCACCATGCCTGAGGGCGACTGCTTCGACCACCCTGCCTCAAGGCGAGGCCCATAGGGAAGTGAATTTGTCAGCCAGATCGTCTGCCCAGGCTTCCAGCCACGAATGCCAGCCTGAATCCGATTCAACGCAGTGCGCCCGCTCTTGTCGTCAGCGCCGCCCGTGCTGGTGTTGATCGTGTCAGCGCCGTACTGCCAGTTGCCTCGGAATCGTCCACTTCGCACCGGGCTCATAACCACCATTGATTCGCCGAGCGAGAACGCTGTCTTGCGGACAACGGTTTCCATGTCAGCCTTCGTCTTTTCAGCGAACGCCTTCAGTTGATCGCCCAGGTTAGCCACGCGCCTGCACCTCGTACAGCACAGGCGAGCCAGCCGGCTTGGTGGCCTGCGCGTTGATCACGGTCAGCTCCGTCGTATCAGCCAGCGTCACGGTATCTCCCGGCTTCGGCTCGAATGCCGCATCAGGTGCCAGCAGCACGCGCACGTCGCCACGCTGCACCAGCGTCCCATCAATGTCCCGGCTGGCGTAGTTCATCACAGCGCCAGCGCATGAATAACCATTGGTCACGTCGGCCGTGGTTGCCCCAGTGGCCGGGTCATACCCGCCCGGCGTGACGCGCTTCACCGTCACCACCTGGCCGAATCGGGTCAGCAGGCGTTTGGCAGTGGCCGCTGGGCGCGAGTAGTCGAATGCGATCACGACGGCAACCTTTCGCCAGACTCGAATGCTTCTCGACCATCCATTGCGTGATGAACCACCACGTTCGGTGTTTCTTCATCATTCGACGGGTTGCACCAACATCCGAAAGATGGGACATGCCCACGCAAGTCGTCGAGCGGCACAACATGAATATGTGGCTCGTCGATTCGCTGGAAATTCGCCCACGTCATGCCCGCACCAGCTCCACCACTCCGCCGCCCATCGTCAGGCCGCGCAGCAGGTCATCGATCACCGGAAAACGCGCCCGCCCGCCATTCGTCGGAACGGCGTAGCTCACCGCAATCTCGCCCACGCGCTCGCTGGTGACGGCTGCTGCATCGATGCTCGTTGCGTACAGCATGCCAGTCAGGTGCAGCATGGCCGCTTCGCATGTAGCCGCCTTGACGCGGGTATGCACCGGGTCTAGGTTTTCCGGCTTCACCCGGCGCGCCAGCACGTACTGGGTGCCACGGCGCAGGGCCGCTTCACGATCAGCTGGCAGGAAGTCCAGCCACGCGCCTCCCATGCTTTCCCAATAGGCATCAGCATCAGCGGCAGACACCAGCGTGTCGTAGCCATCCGCAGGGGCGACGATCAGGGCCATTACTCAGCCTTTTTCGGCGGACGGCCGCGACGCTTTGGGACTTCGGGCGCTTCGTCGGTGGGCGCGGTTTCTTCCGCCTCCACTTCTTCGCGCTCGCACACCACCCAGCCCAGTTTCTGGTGCTCCGCTAGCGTTTCGGGATGCACGTCCAGGCACTCGCCATTCTTGGCGACAGTCACAAGCCGCATGTCTTTCTCCATTGAAAAGGCCCAGCGCAAGGCCGGGCCTTTTCGATTCAACAGGCGTCAGGCGCCGATCAGCAGAGCGACGTGCTCGGGCTTCACCACCGCACAGCCCCAGGCCAGGCAAACCTCGTACTTGACTTGGCGATACTGGCGATACACGCGAACCTCGAACGTCATACCCGTCACCGGATCGGTGATGGTCATGGCGTCATCGGCCGAGTCGCCGCCAATCGGCACCGCCGGGGCGCGGGCCACCAGAACGATGGCGTTGCGCGCAAAGGCAGCGTTCGGCACGTAGTCGGCACCGATGGCTGCGGTCTTCGCGTCCGCAACCGCAGACAGCAGGCCTGGCTTGTTCAGTTGCAGCGTGCCAGCGTCAGCGATGCCGGTGCCGACAACGTATTTGTCCGTGCCAGAGTCGAACGTCAACACGTCGCCAGCCAGCACGGTTCCGGTGCCGGTTTTCACCTTCACGCCGGTGATGCCAGCAGCATGCGCGCCATCGGTCACGTAGCTTGCTCCGGTGCCCTTGGTGTGCTTGGCAATGCCGCCCGAGTAGCGCAGCGCGAAGTTCTGCACGCGGTCGGTCATGCCGTTGCGCAGCATGTCATTGGAGCCGGCCTCGTTGACCTTGAACAGCACCGATTGCTTGCCGCGCAGGTTCGCCATGGCGGACGATCCAAGCACGAGCTGACGATCCACCACAGGCGCGCCGTTCACGTCCAGAATCTGCGCGATGCCGGCGAAGTCGGACAGGTCGCCAGCGGTCTTGAACGGCACGTCGGAAGCAACACCGTAGGCGCGCGAAGCGCCGGTTTTGGCAGCCAGTGACAGATCAACCTCCACCGCGTTTACCAGCTTGCGCATGGCGTCGGTGAACTGATCGGCCAGCACCTGGTTGTAGGTGCCACTGGTGCCAACCGCGCGCTGCTCTTCACCGTTCCAGCGCACCGGCGCAGCCTTGGACTTGGTGATCTTCACGTCGGTGTAGCCAACGGTGGTATCGCCAGAGTTCGCGGGGGAAACGCCGGGCGTGACGTCCTCCAGCGCACCGGCTTCACCGAGCGGCACACGAACCACCTGATCAACAGCCGCGCGTTCGGCGTTCGAGTCGCGGCGCACCGCAGGGATGAAACCCACCATTTCGCGGGAAACGGTGTTCAGGGCTTCGTACAGGGTCGGGATGATCCCGGTCAGGGTATTGGCCATTTAAGGCTCCTTTCAATTGAAAAAGCCCGCAACAGCGGGCCGAATATCGGAGAGAGTCGAATCAATCGACGATCTGAGGCGAAGCCTTCAACGCGGCCATTCGAGCGGCCGGGTCAAGGGCTTCAAAATCAGCCCGCTTCATGATCTTTGAGCCACCGTTACTGCCAGAACCACTTGCGCCACTCGATCCCGCACCAGAGCCAGGAGCGCCTGCGCCGCGAAGGATTGCGCCCTTGTGTTGGTACGCATCCACCAGCAGCTCAATCGCCTCGTCGCCCTCTGCCACTTCACCGGGGCGAATACGGGAATACAGCTTGTTGCCCGTCGCGTCCGTCGCAATCACCTTGCCGTCCTCGACCTTGAAACGACTCGCGAAGAGCGCGCGGGCGATTTCCACCCCAGCAGGCCCTTGGGCCGCGAACTTTTCGGCGATGTACTTGGAGCCCGAGAACACACCACCAATCAGGTGCTGGTTCAACTGGGCCTCCAATGCTTCCGCCTTGGTCTTGAACGGCTCGTACTGCTGCTCAAGCGCTTTTTGCACCTCGGCCTTGACCTTTTCGACTTCGCCGGCGTCAACCAGCTTCTTGTCGTCCAGGTTCTTGACTGTGGCCAGCGCCTTCAAAGCAGCCGCCGGATCGGAGATGCCCTCGAATGCCTTGAGCGCCGTTTCGGCCGCTTCCTTGGCCTCACGATGCTGCTTCGACTCGCCATTTAGCTGGCTGATCTTGCCCAGCGCCGAGTCCGCATCGAACGGGACTTCCTTCCCATCGGCGTGGACGAATACCGGCAGCTTTTGGCCGTTGATTTCCTGCGTGACGATTTGGCCTTCGGGGGTGAACTTGAATGGCATTTGTGGTTCCTTGAGATTCCGAAGGCTTCCGCCCCGGCGATGGTGCGCTTCCGCGCGGCGCGCCCTACTCCGACTTCCGTGTTTTGGGCAAGAAAAAACCCGCCGCGGATCGCTCCGAGCGGGTTTGTTGGGTGTGGCCTGGTGGCCTAGATTCGTTTCAACTCAACCGGCATCAGCGATTGCGTGATGCCCTGCTTGTAGCAGTGCGCACACACGCACCGCTCGATCAATGTCCCGTGTTTCAACGCGCCGCCCGACAAGGTGGCGCCATTGCGCACGGTGACGTATGTCCGGCACCCGCAGCGCGGGCATTGAAGCTCCTGGCGCGGGTTCGGCATGGCCTTCACGCGCTCAATCACCGCCTGCTTTGCAGTGGGCGGGGCCTTGTCGATCAGGCGAAGGCGAGACACCCAGGCATTGTGCTACAGACCCGCACGTTTGAAAGCCTCAGCATCCCGCTTGCGCAACTCTTCAAGCGAGATGAACGCGCCCTTGTTGTCGTACATGCGCTCCAGCGGCAACTTGCCGGCGCGCAGCAACTGCCCGCGCGTCCGTCCAAGCACCTGATCCTGACGGGCTGCCGATTGCTTCGCCAGCCATTGCTGATACGTGGTTTCAGCCGGCACCTGGCCGTCCATGCTGGCCCTCGATTCCGGCGTGAATTCGTCCATGTCAACACCAAGCTCACGCCAGCTTTTCGTGACCGGCACCTGGTGGCTACGGCAATTCCAGTGATAACGGCCAGGGCCTTGTCCCCACGGCAATGAATGCCCAATCGGTTTGTGCGTTCCTGGCGTGTACTGTTTTCCATCGCGCGCCTGACATGCGGGCGTGGTGCGTAAATCGAGGGTCGATACCCACATCACCGCCTTGACCAGATCGCCATTGGCCTCCATTGAACGATCCGCCACAAACCCGGCGTAATGCCCCATGGCGGTACGAACCACCGACTCAACATCCCGGCGCGAGCGGTTGACAAGCCCATCGGCGTAGCCCTTCGCCCGTGTGCCACGCAAGTCTCGAATGATCTGTGCCGTGGTTCGTCCTTCGACAAACCCCTGCGCAATCGTCTGGCGAACCTGCTTCATACGCTGGGCGTCCAGGTCTTTCCACACTTCGCGCAGCAGCACGCCCTGAAACGGCCGGGCCAGCGCGGCAGCGTAGACGCTCTCGGCCGAAACGCTGGCCACCGACACTTGCACCGGCAAGGCCGTCACCAGCATCTGCCGCTGATACGCCACCTCGCTGTCAGTGAATTCCTTCAGCGTCTGCGTCAGCTCGCGTTGCACCGCTTCAAAAGCCTCGGTGTTCAACGCCCGGACGCTGGCCAGCAGCGCATCAAGGCGTTCAACGCTGAAGCTGTCCGGCCCCAGGTGCTCTAGTTTCTCGGTCAGCTCTGCGAACAGCCGCGAGTCGGTGCGATTGAGTACCGCGATCAGGCGGCGAACGATGCCATTTTCGTACTGGCGAAGATCGAGCGCATGGCGGATCGATTCCTCCAACAGCCACTCATTCGCGCTTGCCATCGCCCACCAAGCCCAGCGCCGGGCCTTCTTCCTCCACCGCCGCCAATTCTTCCTCGGGCACCAGGTTTGCCACCAGCGCGCCGCGTCGCTGCATTTCCCGGATGGCAGTGGCCTTGGTCACCAGCCCGCCCTGCTGCATGGCAATCACAAGCTGCGCCGATGCATCGCTCAGGCTGCCCGCCGCGAAGTCCTTGAAGAGCACCACGCTGCCACCGTTCGATTCACCAATCCAAGCGGCCGTGAACTGCATGCACTGCTCCAACGAGTCTTCAAACGTCTCCACGATGCGCTGCAACTGCGACTTGTTGGCCTCGGCATCAATCGACGCCTCCATGGCCGTGCGTTGCCCAGGCTGCGACACCAGCAATTCGGCGCCGGTCTGGATCATCTGCGCTTCCAGCGCCTGCAATTCAGTCCGCCCCACAGACACCGATTCGGCGGAACCCTGCACCACCACCACGCGGGCGTCTGGGCTGTCGAAACGTAGCGCGTAGGCGCTTCCTGCGGTAGGCTCCGACACCTCACCATCGGTCACACCCGAGAACACCAGCAGGCGCTTGCGGGCAAACCTGACGCCATCGTCCTGATCGCTTTGATGCTGCCAGTGCTTGATGTTCTGGTGCGCCAGGTCTGCCAATGGCGAAGCGCCCTGCAGGTAGCCGGTGCGCACGCCGTAGAAGGGTACGAACGGGATTTCTTGAAAGGGCGTAACGCCTTCTTCAATCACCGTGTATCTGCCATCTTCGCCCAGTTGATGCAGCGCCCAAGTTCCAGGCGTCAGCACCCGAACGCGATTGACGGTCTTTGTCCCGTACTCGCCATCCGCAACCTCGACCGTCTCCGCGATACGAAGCTGCGTCAGCACAAGGCCGCCGTCCTGTTTTTCAGCCCGCCAGCCGAGAATGTCTTTGTGGTGGACGTGAACCCAGTACGGATGAATGCCAGCCTTTGCAATGTCGTCCGCCGATGGCAGGCGCTCGGGGGTGCTCTCTACGCTGCCCTTTGTGCTATCGATCAGGACGCCGCAAATCCCGTAGGCCATCACCTCACGCATCACATCGGCGGCAAAAACGTGCAGGCTGCGGCCCTCGCCATCAATGTCTTCGGCCAGTTGCACCAGCCTTGCAGGAACGTCTTTAGCCAGTTGCACCTGCTTTGAAAACGGCTTGCCCGCCATCACGCCCACGGTGCGCGCGAAGGCTGGAAACAACGTCGCGCAGTCCAGCCGATAGCGGTAATCCTCGCTGTCCTCGCGCGGCTGTTGCGGCAGGAACGTCCTCCCGGCCGCACGCATGGCCGACGTGCCGCCCATCAGCGCATCGATGGCTGGCCACTCGCGGGCCATGGCCTCGACGGCAGGTGAGCGTTGATTGACTTGCAGGGCCATGGGTTACATGCGGAATGGTTGGACGGACGCGGTGCGGCGAACCAGCGGATAGCGGTAGGCGATGAAGTAACCAGCCGCGTCAAGCGCATGGTCGAACCCAGCCGACTTGTCAGGCTCCCCGTTCTTATCGTAAGCCTGTTTTTCCAAACACTCGACCAGGTTCGGGCACATTTGCGGGTTCACCTTGTAGCGGCGCTTGCCGTCCTTATGCAGCATGGCGTTCACCGACAGCACACGGTCTTTCACCGCTGGGTTGGTCGAGTTCACGCACACGCGGAAACCGGCCGCGCGAAGCAAGCTCAAATCAGACTGGCTGGCTTGCACCGAACGGCGCGAACCACCCGATGCGTCCGGGTAAACCATGATCCGATGCTTCGGATAGCGGTCTTTCAAAATGGCAATCACGGCCGGGGTATCAAACCCGTTCACGATCTCATCAACAGCGTGCGGCTCATCGCCCCGCAGGACGTGAATCACAGCGGCCATTCGTGTCACGTTGAAATCAAGGCCAACGTGCAACACGTCAGCAGGTTGCACCGTCTCGCCACTGGCATTCAGGGTGCGGTCAAACTCGGGGTAAACACTGCCGGCGGCCAGGTTGACGAACTCGCCCTCAAGGTACGCGGCCAGCAGGTTTGACGGGTACGTCTCGCGCAAACTGTTTATGTAGCCGTCAGGCAAGTGCGCGGCGTTGTCCTCGGTGCGAGCCCGATACAAAACATAGTCAGGCGTCGGGTTCTTCTGCCAGCGGTCATAGACGAACCGAAACCCCTCTGGCGTTGTAGCGACGGCCACCGTGTTCGGCATTCCGCACTTCTGACGGTTGCGAGCGATGATTTTGTTCCAGGCATCGCGCGCCTTGTCTGCCGTCAGCGTGTCCAGTTCATCGCAGACACTGTGCGCCACCTCGTAACCGATGATGCGCGCCGGGTTGTCCATGGTGCGGAATATGAACCGCCCCTTCCAGTCCGGCACCTCGATATACGGGTCTGGCGACTTCACCATTCTAAAACTGACGCCAAACGAATCGAGCACCTCGGAAAAGCGCGGAAACGCAATGTCGTTCACAAGGCCATACGTGGGCAAGTAATAACCGACGTTCTGTCCAACGCACTGGCTTTTCAAGGCAACCGCGCGCAGAATCGCCGCGAAAGTCTTGCCACTCCCAAATCCGCCACAAAAACAAGGAAACCGAGCCTTGCTGCCAGCGAAATTACGCTGAGCCTGGCTCAGTTTCAGTTTCATCCGCTTGAATGATGATGACCGGTG